TATAAGTCTTATGTCATTTTTTGACCTTAATTTCCAAATGGCACAGCATCACAAATATTCATTAACTGAACTTGAGAGCATGATTCCTTGGGAAAGAGACATTTATGTGGAACAACTGAGGCAGTACATAGAAAATGAAAATCTAAAAACACTACAAGAATCAGCAAACAGAAAATCTAAAGGTCCACGATGAAAAATAAAAAAATAGAATTTGAAAAATTAAAGAATAGATTAAAAAATATATTCTTTAAGAGATTATTAAAAGTTGTAAATGCAACTAATTCTATTAATTTAATAAAAAATGATGTTTATAACGAATCTGAAGAAAAAAGTTTTGATAAAGTTAATGTTAATTCTAAAGAAAAACCACTTATTGTTATAAAAAATATTAAAAATGAAACATTTATACCAAAAAACATAGAAAAAATTAATAATTTAAATAATTATTCATCTTTTTCAATAAATCCAAATATTAAAAAACCTATTAAATTAGAAAATAATAAAATAATATCTAAAAAATCTAAATTTATAGAAAATAGTATTAAAAAAATTGATTTAAATAAAATAAATTTACAATCTAAAAAATTAAATCCAAGTAAATTTAATAATAATAATACAAAAAGTCAAAATAATAAAAATTCTTTAAATAAATCATTTGAATTATTTAAACATTATAATATTAAATTAATCACTAAACCGAATGAAATCAAAAGTTTAAAAATTGAAAATGTATACAATCAAGATTTTGAAGTTGATGAAAAATTAATAACAATACCTTCAAAAGAACAATTAAAAAATTTACAAAATAATATAAAATTAAATAAAGCAGATTTAAAAAAATCAGATTCTATTAAATTAAAATCTAATAAAATAAAAAATAATCAAACAAATATAAAAAAAATAGAAAATAACTTTTCATATGGAAATAAAAATAACATTTCATATGAAAATAAAAATAACTTGATAGCTAAAAATACAGTAATTAATAAAAATTACTTATTTAATTATTCAAAATTTAATCCAACTGCTATTGAAAAAAATAAAGTTATTTATGCACTTCCAGCATATCAAGAAGGCACAGGTGGTCCTACATCATCTGAAAGTATAGGTAAAATACACAAAGGTGAATTAATTTTAAATAAAAAAGAATCAAAGACTTTTTCAGAAGCTTTAATAAAAAATATTTCAAATACAAATTTAACTATATCAAAAACTTCTGAACCATCAGATCAAAAAACTGAAGAATATAAAATAGATCCAATTGATCCATATAATCCAGATAAACCACTTATTCCTATAAGTGAAGCAAATAAAGCTGAAATAGGTTCTAAAATATCTGCACAACAATCAAATGAAATATTTAAACCAGATTTATTAATCAAAGAAAAAATTGATGGACCACTGTTTGTAAATTCAAGTATAAAAAAACAGTCGCCTCCATTATGGAGAACGACTGTCGGATAATTAATGGATCCTATTATGCGTTTTTGAATTGCTCAAAATAACTTAGAGCATCAATTTCTTCATCAGCAGAATCTTCTGCCTTTGGCTTTTGCTTAATACTTGATGGTTTTTGTTGGAAATCATTTTCATCAATATCTTCAGCGGTTTTATTATTTTCAGCAGTACCGCGAATATCTCCACCAAGAACATCATATAGACGCTTCTTTAGTTCTTCATATGTTTTAAAATTGGATGGAGAAATAAATTCATTGAGTGAATTTAATTGATTCCAAACTGATTCGATCTTGGCATCATCGCCTCCAAAAAGAGCACTTGGAGAATCAAATTCTGACTTATCATAATTAGTATAACCACCAATCTTACGCATCTTTAGCTTAAAGTTACATCCTGTCCAAAAGTTAAATGGATCGACTGGATCTTCATCCTTAAATTCTGGCTTCATCTTTTCCTGAATCTTATCGAAAATCTTTGTGCCATACTTATACAAGAAGACCTTACCTTCGTTTTGAGGATTAGCTTCATCCTTAATTACGAGAATATTTGAAATGTAAGTAGTCTTACGCTTTCGATTACGAGCAATATTCTTATCTTCTTCAGATCCAGTATTCCAAAGTTGAGTATTTAGTTCACTTACAGGATCTTTTTGTTGATTAGTTGTAAGTGAATTTTCAATATACCATCCACCTGGACCTTGAAATGCATGAGAAAAAAGCTTTACCCATGGAAATTCTTCATTGGCTGGTGCAGCCAAAAACCTAATAACCGCAAAACCATTACCCATTTTATCTGGTTCTGGTCGCCAGAAACGATCATCCTTATAATCCTTCTTGGATGATTCATCCAACTTCTTCATCAGATCATTAATACTATTCTTTGACTTATTCTTGAAATCCTTAAATGAACTCATATTTACTTCTTTCCCCGAAGATCTCCTTCGGTCTTTTAATATACACAGGAACTCCCTGTGTCATGATTATATCGTGTTTAATTCTTATGTCAAGCAAATGGTAATCGATTTTTTGGTTTTCGAATTAAATTAATTTCTACACCCTCTTTTTCAATCTTTTCAATAAGAGGTTTAGTAAGTAATTTTGGTGCAACCGATAAATCAATTGATGATAATTCTAAATTATGAATTACAGCATCAATATAAGTATATTTATATTGCTTAACGGTGTCTTCAACCTTGCGAGAGAACTCTTCTTTTGTAATATCAAATATCATTGGTAATCTTTATATATATTTTATAAGGGTTTTATATGCCAACAGCCGATACAAGTAGTAACATAATTATTACAACATATGATGCCACAGCAATCTTTGGAACCGATTATGGTACAAGTGGCACTGGTTTATCATTAGCACATATTCCATTACAAAAAGTTGTTTGGGGTACTGATGCACAAGCATTCAGAGTTACGGAATCAACTCCTCTACCAGTAAGCATTTTAGGTGTCACTGGTTCATCTAATTTAGTTGGAGTTACTTTTGGTGCTATTACTGGATCCGTTTCTGTAAATAATAGATCTGGTACTTATCTTGTTGTAGGTGGCCCCAGTGGTTCAATTAGCGGATATCAAAGCGTTCCAGTAACTGGTTATATTCAGGGTACTACAAATGGTATTTTACTCGGAGTTACTGGTTCTGTCAATGTCTCTAATACTGTTACTGTTCAGGGTTTAAGTGGTGGTGTTGCCCTTGGAATTACTGGAGGAAGACCACTTTCTAGTTCAAGAGATAGCGTAACTGTTACTGGATACGTTGGTATATGTGGCGGATTTGGCCTCGCGGCGGCTACAGACAGCGTTAGAGTCTATGGGTCTGATTCAGGAAGCAAAGTTCTTACGAAGCTCTACGCGAGCGATGGAGCGACTTTGGGCTACTCTGGTGATGCTCTAAATGTAAATGTTATTGGAGCTGGAATAAGTGCTACCGTAACAATTAATCCTGTAGTTGGTGTTACAAATGGTAATGGTCTACCGCTGAAAGTAATCGGTAGTGGAGTAACCTCAGATAGTCCAATTCTGGTAAAAGGTACTGTTGGAAACGGAGCGATAGACGTAACAGCAACAACCGCACTTCCTGTAGGAGTAACTGGAACTGTAGTAATTGATGATACTGATATTATCACATCATTAGAATCTACATCAAAGCCAATTGTATCTAATCTTGCATCAATAAAAACAAATACAGCAGTTATTTCTACTATAAATGACAAACTTTCTGCTGGTACAATAACAGCAAAAATAACGGAAATAATTAAACCAACAAAACTTTATAGTGGATATAAAGATCTGACTTCTACCGCAAGTATTATAGTCACAGCGTCTACTGCACTAAAAAGTGGTGTTCATATTAAAGCACCTCTTACCAATATCTCTACTGTGTTTGTTGGTAGTAATGCATTATCAACATCTTCGACCTCTGGTTTCCCACTAGATCCAGGTGAATCAATATTTTTTGAAATAGATAATTTAAATAAAGTTTACGCATTATCTTCTACTTCAGGGCAGAAAATTAATTACATTGCTTCATGATTTCAAAGTCGAATATATCCAAGCAAAATAATAGACCACAAGGACAGGGAAAAGATTTAATTTCTGTCCGAAGTGGATCTTTTTATGGAATAAAAATTGAAAAGAAAATACTAGAATCATCTTCATATAAAAGAGGTTTAATAGCCACTCCAAATTTTTATTTTTATGATAGCGACACAAAGGTGATGATTGATTTTTCTGATTATAAAAATTCAACCACCGATGATCAAATACAAGAATTTTTTACATTAAATCTTACAGGAACATCATTTACAGTAGAACAGGCTGAATGGGTAAATACTGAATTATTTAAAAATAAAATTTCATTAAATGGAACATATACTATAGATTCATATCAAAATAATATATTGTTTGCAAATGTTGTGGCTATCGAAGAATTTGAATCTGATATTAAACGATATGATAAAAAATATTTTGTGGATGTTCCGAATTTTAATTTATTGGTAAATACTACTCAAGATGATTTACCAATCACTCATATTATAAATCGTCTTGGAACTAACTCTAAAAATTCATTTACTTATCTTGGTGCAAGCGTCGGTGATTATGTTTCATTATCAATATCATCAAAAAAATTTGAGATATTAGATATTTTTATTGATGAAGAAGGAAAAGAAATAGTAGAAATTTTAGGTGAATTGAATACTCAAGATTTAACAACTAGTTTAACGAATGTTGTAATATATGTAAAAAATTTTGATTTTATTAATACAAATAATTTTGATAATATAAAAACAGGAAAGTGTAATGTAGTTAAATCTGGTATAGCATTCTGTTTCGATAATCAAACAGAATTACAGTGTCAATGTAGAAAAAATTCAAAATTAGATGAATTAGCAACTTTTTCACCTGGAATATATTGTCCAGATATTGATATAGTTGTAAAAAGAACTACGCCAATTGAAGAACTTACTATAATTGCAAGAGACACCAGAACAATTCTTAACACAGTAACATCACAAATAACACAACCAAGAATTCGTTAAATTTTTATTTGTTTTTTAGGAAATATTTCATAACGTATTGCAAAATATTGTTTTAATTTTTCTACAGTATCATATGAATCACATATAACATTTAAATTTACTTCATCATTGCTCACATCATATGATGAAATCTTGCATTCTGATATTTTTTCTATATCTCGTTTTGGTTTACCACCGAATAATGTAAAGTTATAATTAAATGTTAATTCATACATAAAAATATTTATTATAAAAAAACCCCAGATGATTCCTCATCTGGGGTTCCAACAACTCACACTTACTTTCGTTTATTCTCAAACTCCTCTATTCGACGGTAGATATCCTCTAATTGAGTATCGTACCAGCGATTTGTATTTGCAGAAGTATCTTCACATTCATTTCTAATTTCTTTTAGACGGTCCCAAACAGCACGATAATCTTCATTATATGAATGCTCCTTGTCTAGTGTTTGTGTTTCTGATGGAGTCGATAATATTCCAATCAGATTACTAACACCAATAAGACCAACACCAAAAAGTGTT